TAGTAGGACTGTTGCTTACCTTAAGGTTTGCTTCATCTACTACATTGTCTGCAATAGTAAGTGCTGTTGCTCCTGTTACTTCGCCAGAGTGTGTAGCGTTTGTTGTTTTAGCTGTGTTAGCTGCAATAGCCGTGTTAATCGCATTAGCTAGTTTAGCCTCAGTAACCGCATCATCTGCAATCTTAGCTGTTGAGATAGAACCATCGGCAACTGATACACCTGCTAGTAAGTTTGTGGCTGTTACTTTCTTAGAAGTACCAGAGTCATTGATTAATAATTCCTCACTACCTGCTAATGAGGTTTTTGCTGATAAGGCTGATACTTTAGTTGTTGCCATATTTACTCCGTAATAATGTAGTTAGGTGATGCTGCTTGTGAGGATTCAATAACAAGATAACCACCTTGTTCTAATTCTATTTCTAAGGCAGAAGATTCATCAGGATCAAACTCTCTTTCCCATTGCCTTTTGTTGGCTAACATAGCAAAGGTTTTTTTTCTTTTCCACCACATCAGAGTCTAAACCTTAGTTTTCTGCGACCTATTTTTTGTCTTTCTGCTAAAGCTATGAGTTCGTCTTTGATCTCTTTGACAAGTGGCGAATACTTTGTAATAACTTTTGCATCTTTTCTTTTACTGACTTGACCAGATGGCGTACCCTCATAAGAGCCACCTTTACTTCCAGAACGAGATTCGCTTGGAGTTTTTGTAGCTTTGTGGTTATATTCATAATCTGTTTTTTCCTTTTTAATTGATTCGTTGTTGGCAGACAATTGCTTACCACCATAAGTAGGAGCATTACCTTCTGCTTGGACACTTTCTAATTGTTCATCCTCATCCATAAGACCATCTAGCATGTCCATAAGGGAGTCTAGTTCTGTTTCAGGTTCAGGATCATTAGCAAATTTAAGAGCGTTAGACTCTACAAACTCTGCCATAGATGGACTATCTTCATCATCTTCATCATAGTAATGCGAATAACACTCTGTTAGCATCCTTGACCATATCTCAAGTATCTTTGCTTTAAAACGATCTATCTCAAGCAAATCTGTCGAGTCTGAGTCTGTTGTATTACTAAATATGTCCATTAAATTTATCCTTGCTTAGTCTTTTCTTTTCTCTTTGAGTCCACCTAGTGCTTTCATACCCAAAACTAGGTCGTAAAGAGTTAATTGAATATATTCTTTCTGCGTGTTGACCACATTCAGAACACTTAATTCCTTTTTGCATATCTGTGTACGATATGTTTTCTTCTGTTACATGGTTTTCTTTACACTTAAAATCGTAAAAAGGCATAACAACTCCTAATTAATTCAGAATAACCCCCTCGTTAAAGGGGGCTACAACTTAATTAACTATTAAGTTCCTGGAACTACAAACGCAACACCAGCATCGTTACGAAGTTCTGCAACTCCATAAATAGTATCTGAAGTGAAAAGATCACCTAAATACTCTTGCTTGTACTGTGTTTGTGAGCGTACACCAACTTGCTCGGCTAGAACTAGAGCATCTTTGTGCATCAAAGTACCCACTCTATCTGCACCAGAGTTACCTGAAGCTGAAGGGCAGTTGCTTGAAATGAACACATCAACACCGTAGATTTGACCAATCTTGCCTGTACGGATAGCATCACCAGAACCAATGAACTGCTGCTCTGTGAATCTATTGATTCCTAGCATGTCATTAGCACAGATAGGTGGTACAACCATTACACGACTGTCCATTGGTACATCTGCATCATCAAGTGTAAGAATCATTCTACGAATACCAGCATCTGTGATGTCGGCAGCGTTAGATGAGTTACCTGTGTAAGCAGTTGTTCCATCAGAACCTTTTACAGCGTTCTCGTAAGAAGCTGCTCCAGTTCCACCTACTGTACCACCTTGAAAACCTTCAGTTAAAGCAAATAGATCAGTATCTACTTGTTTAGCTAAAGCATAACCAGCATCGTCTGTGTAGAACTTACGCATACTTGCTAGTGCTTGTACTTCTGCAATATCTTCGATTAGCTTAGAATACTCATAATGCTTATTGATAGATACTGTGACAGCAGTATTAGTTGCTGCTGATAATGTTACTTGAGTGTTTGCTGCTTTAGCACTTGCACTTCCTCTCGCTGGAACTGGGATATAAATAGTGTCACCCTTCTTTCCTTTGTGAGATAGTTTAGTTACTAGGTTAGCAACCACTAGATTTGACTTATATGCACCTATTACTTCATCACTCCACAATTCGGGGATGAAGTTATTAGCTACGGAAGTCGTTACTTGGTTTGAACCCAAAGCCATTTTACTTCTCCTGTTATAGTATTATATTATTTAACCCTGCCTTCTGCATATGCTTCCTGAATTTCATCAGCAAGTGTTGCATATCGGTTAGGATCTGTTACCTGTAGATTGATTAAATCTGCTCTACGGTAAACTTTCTTTCCACCTACAGAATCTCCAGATGATCTACTTTCGCCAGTTGTTTTTTTCATGGCTGATTCAATTTTAGATTTTTCTTCTGCTACTGCTTCTTGAGTTGCTCCAGACATTTTTGTCTTAGAATACCAATCAAAAAGTTCAATAGCTAAATCAGATCTATATTCAACATCAGCTTTTCTAAACATTTCTGTGCGTGTTGCACTATCACCTATAAATTTTTGAAAATCAGAATTTTGAACAGTTTTTTGCCAATCTGGATATTCTTTATCTAAAGTTTCCAAATTATGCTTTTGCATATTACCCATTCTTTCTTCTCTAGCCTTTATAACATCAGGGTGGTTTTCTATGGCTTTATTCACAGCTTCTACTGGATCGTCAAAGAAGTTATCCTCCTGTATTACAGGTTCTTCTGGTGGGGTAGTTTCAGTAACTTTATTTTGTGCTTCAATTAGGCTTTGCATTAGCTTTCGTTGTTCACCGAGTTCTGCTCCCTGCTTGCCTAATGCCTGTTCGACATTTTGATGCATTTCAATAACCTCTGACATTGATTTACCCGCATACTTTTTAGGAATATCTTGATTGCCATCAATATCTTGTATTTGTTCTGGCTCTGAATTTTCTTGTATGTTTCGTTGACTAGAAAATTCGTCTAAAGAAGATTTATCCTGTGTTTCTGTTATGGGTTCACTTTGTAAAGGTGTTTCGTCTACTACTATACTTTCACTCATTGTGTTTTCTCCGCCCTTCTCAGGGTTATGAAGTTTGAATTATGTTGGATTTCCTTCTTGGAGTTCTTCCAACGCTAGGTGTGCTGCATTTTCTAAATTAATTATCCAATTTAGAACTCGCAACTGACCTTTGGTTTCCCAAAGATCTTTTTCAGAATTAATACTGTCAAGTTTGGCAATACTTTCTTCTAAATTTTTTAAATCATCAATAAAATCTAACCATCCGTTAGTTTCTGTCATTCCTAATCTATCTTCTAGGAATTGTTGATCGGTTTTAGCCATTATTGTATAGAATTACTAATATTTGTTTTATTTCCTGCTGCTCTTGCTTTTGCAAGATTCAATATTGTTTCAGATTTTAAATGTTCTACTTCTGGTATGTTTCTTGCTGTTTCTGATCTTGTATTTTCAATATCAGCTACACTTTTTTCTAGTCCAATAGCTTCTTTTTGTAAATCTAAAACTTTTTTCTGTATGTCTATTTCGTTTGGCTGTGTTGCCATAGCATCAGCTTGATGTTTGATTGCTCTTGCTTTTTCTTCTTCTGCTTCTGCTAATGTTTTTTGTACATTTGCTTGTAATTGTTGCATTTCAAGTTCCATACCCATTTGTTGCATTTGTTCCATTTGTGGATTGCTTTCTCCACCCTGCATCAAAGCGTTAACAATTTGATCTCTATTGTGTATTGAAGAATTTTGGAATAATGCCAAAAGAATTACATTAAAAGCTGGCGAATCTTGAGGTATAGTTTGTAACATTTGTACCATTTGAGTCATTTCCAACTCTTTAGCCATAATACCCATTGTAGAATATGGAATAAATTTATAATCGTTAACAGGATATCTTTCTACATCAAATTGTATCTTTCTCCACATGCATTTATTTATTAAAGGAATTAAAAATGTGTTTTGAAAATTCATTAAAGTGCGTTTTTGTCGTTTAATTGCTGCACTTTGCATCATAGACATGCCAGAAGCTGTGTCATTTTGTGCACTACCAGTATCAGCACTACCAGTACCCATTTGAATCATGTTTTGAAGTGAGGCAACCTGATTAAATGTATTAGGATCTGTTGTACCCATGTCGAGTGGCATGATAGCTTCTCGTGGATTACCATTGGTCAGAACAGTTTTTCCTGCTCTCACTTCAAACTTAACGCCTCTAGGCAATCTACTTGCATCAGCAGCCATCATAGGCGTAGTAGTTAATGCTAAAGAATCAATTCTTGCTCTCATTTCGGCATCTAATGCTTTTTGTGGGTTATATCCCTTCTCACAAACACCTCTACCCCAAAATTTGTTAGGTACAATGTCATGTTGATACGATATAAACGGCCTATCTTCCATCATAAAAGCGTTTTCTTCGACTCTTAAGATGTGTTCATCATTACACATTGTTACAACTGCTTCTACTAACTCATCTTTTTTTGAATATTCAAAATCATCTTTATCTTTGTTGGCTTTTAAAAACCTTTTTGGTACTAATCCCCAATATTCGCATATTTTTACTGAATCTGACTCATCAGCAGACTTAGTTTCTGGATCATAACCAAATTTTGCAGTATTATAGTCGCCATCTAGTGGTACATCTCTGTATATACCAGACCGAATACCCTCAACTACATGGTATCTAGGTTTAATAACCTCGTGTGCAACACCCAAAGCATCGTCAATTGAGTTTGCTGATGGATCAATAAGAAATTCTTTAGGTGATATGGGCTCTACATGAACATCAATAGAAGGATATTCTACAACTTCTCTTGTAGTTGCCATTGTTCCTTCTATAGGCACTTCAGCAGGTGCTCTTTCTATAGTTTGTTTTACTACAATTTTTCCTACGCCCGTACCATATATAGCACCATTTAAAAATACTTCGCATATAGCATCTTTACAGCCTGTTTTTTCTAAATCTTCTTGTAATAATTTACGCACATATTCAGCATCGCTTGGATCTTCATCAAGCATGTCATCTTGTATATCGAACCATTTTCCCCTGCCAAATGTTGCTTCCTCGAGTTCGGCTACAGATGATTCAACCGCTTGTTGTAACGCAGGTGCTATTAATCGAGATCTTTCATTTGCTCTAGTTTTATCTTCAGCAGACCATATACCACGCCACAACCTATAGTATTCATCCCACATAGGAATATAATTAATATTTCTATGCGTTCTCCAACTATCTAGTCGGTGTGATAACCATCCTGCTAATGCTTGATATTTATTTTCTGAATTCATATAGGCTTATAATGTAGTAATCGCACTTAGAAGTGCCGATTATATCACATTTTTTATTCTTAATGTAACTTTCTTTCTTCTGGCTCAACAACTATATCTCCATCTATAAGTAATTTGCATATTGTTAAATCAACAGTATCATCCCAATCTGCTTCTGCAAATATATCGTCTGAACCATGTTCTAATAAATTTGTAATTATTTGGCAGGCTACAACATAGCGTTCTACAATATTAGTTTTGTCATTACTATATTCTAGTAATTCATCCATTTCTGCTCTTGTTAAATTGTTAATATCCAGCGACATTATCTATTGGCCTCCATTCATCATCTAATTCAATTGAGTGGGCAAAATCTGC